CTGGGCATTCCCTATCCCTATCTCACCAATGACATGGTGAAGGGCAACTTCTCGAACTCGCGTCTTGCCCTCATTGAGTTCCGCCGCCGGGTCTCGGCCTGGCAGCATTCGGTGATGGTCTACCAGCTTTGCCGACCGGTCTGGCAACGCTGGATGGATGTGGCTGTGCTTTCCGGCGCGCTGGATTTGCCGGGCTTTGAGCTCAAACGACGGACCTACCTCAGTGCCAATTGGCTGCCCACCAAATGGGATTGGGTCGATCCGCTGAAAGACGCCAATGCCGAGATCAATCAGATTGAAGCGGGGCTGAAGTCCCGCACACAAGCGATCGCCGAGCGGGGCTACGACGCCGAGCAGGTCGATCGCGAGATTGCCGCCGAGCGCCAGCGTGAACGCAAGCTGGGGCTCGACTTCCGCCGTCCGGGCTCACCTGCCCAAGGCATTGCGGCAGTGCCTGAACCGGAGAGTGATCCGGACGAAGAGACGGGTGACAAGAACAAGACCCGCACGTCCACATCTGACGAGGACACACCTTAATGCTGCACCCTCAAATTGCTGCCCGGGCCTTCAACACGCTCCTGTTGGTGGAACCTGCCAAAGCGCAGGCGTTTCTCTCAGGGTTTGGTCCGCGCATTCTCGGTCAGCCCGTCCGCCTTGGTGGGGAGGATGGCCTTGAGCAAACCAGCAGCTTTGCATCGGTTCCACGGGTCAGCCTGCTTGCAGGCGATCTAGCCGAACGCTTTGAGAGCCGGGGAGACGCCCCCTATCCGGTCGTGGACGGGATTGCTGTCATCGAGATCACCGGTGTGCTCATCCATCGGGGCGCCTGGATCGGCAAAAGCTCCGGACAAACCAGCTATGAAGGCATCTCGGCCCAGATTGAAGCTGCCGCCTCCGATCCGGATGTCCGGGGTGTGGCGCTGGAGATCGACAGTTTTGGCGGCGAAGTGGCCGGGGTCTTTGATCTGGCCGACCGGATCCGGGCCCTGCGGGACCACAAACCCGTCTGGGCTTTTGTCGCCGAGCATGCCTTCTCGGCAGGCTATGCGCTCGCCTCGCAAGCCAGCCGCATCCTTCTGCCACGCACCGGCGCGCTGGGCTCGATCGGTGTGGTGGTGATGCATACCGATATGAGCGGCAAGCTCGCGCAAGACGGCATAGCGGTCTCGCTCATTCATTCCGGCAGCCACAAGGTCGATGCCAATCCCTACGCCCCACTGCCTCCGGAGGTGCGTGCAGAAATCCAGCGCGAAATTGATGTCTTGCGCTTTCTCTTTGCCGAGACCGTCGCCGCGGGACGGGGCACCAAATGTGATGCCAAAGCCGCGCTTGCCACGGAAGCCGCCAGCTATCGCGGAGCGGATGCTGTGGCCGCCGGTCTTGCTGACGAGGTTATTGATCCGGTGCGCGGTCTCCTGCGGTTCCGCGAAACTCTTGCCCGTACGGGTCCCGCTCGCCTCTCCCGCCAATCCGATCCCATCTTCAAAAAGGAGGACGCCATGAGCGCCCGAAACACCCCGAGTGAAACCACCACCACTGAGCCTAACACGTCGGCCAACTCTGCAGAGGACACATCGGTCCAAGAGAGCGACTCTGTGGCCGGAACAGCACCTGACGAAGCAACCGCATCAAGTGACATCGCTGCCCGCATTCGAGCCGAAGCCGCCGATATCACCGAGATTGCCGCCCAGGCTTCCCGTCTCGGCGTGACCGTCGATGCGGCTAAGGCCCTGCGGGAGGGCACCTCGCCTGATGCCTTGCGTGCCGAGGTGCTCTCGCGCGCGGCGGCTGCCTCGGAAAGCCGCGATGTGATTGCCACAGCACCTGCCCCCACCTCTGATCCAAAGCCCAAAGAAAGCCCCCTTGTGGCGGCCGCCAAACGCACTGCCTCGGGCGCGCCTGCCTGACCGGTCCCCCACCGGTTGCACCCCTTGCCTAAAGGCGCGCCCGCCCCTGACCCCCGTTCATAACCGAGCGGGGGTCTTTTTAATTTCCCTCCTCTCGAAAGCCTGCCATGCCAGTTCTAACCCAACCGCCCTCGATGGGTGATCTTCTCAAATACGAGCTTAATCCCAACTACACCCGCGAAAGCGTGACACTGCTTGCCGGGACGAATTACCCTCTGGGCGCGGTCCTCGGCGTGGTGACCGCCAGCGGCAAATACACCCTCTCCCCTGCCACCGGCACCGATGGCTCTGAAACTGCGGCTGCCGTGCTCCTTGAGGCTGTTGATGCCTCTGCAGCGGATGTCACCGGTCTGGTGATTGTCCGCGGACCGGCGCTGCTGTCGAAAGCAGTCCTCGTTGTCGATGCGTCTGTCGATGATGCCACCAAGCTTGCCACCAAGCACGGTGAGCTCATGGCCCTCGGTCTTGTGCCACGCGATGCGGCCTAAGCGCTGTCGCTGCCCCCTTCTCTCTTCCTGTCCAGTTTCCGGAGTTCTCCTATGACCCTCATCCGCAATCCCTTTGATGCGGGCGGCTACTCGCTTGCCGAGATGACGCAAGCCATCAATATCCTGCCCAACATCTACACCCGCCTCGCACAGATCGGCCTCTTCCGCTTTGAAGGCGTCACCCAACGCTCGGTCGTCATCGAGCAGCGCAAGGGTGTTCTGAGCCTGCTGCCTTCGGTCCCCCTTGGCGCCCCCGCGACGGTTGGCACCCGCGAAGAACGCTCGATGCGCAGTTTTGCACTGCCGTGGATCCCGCATGACGATGTGATCCTGCCAGCCGACATTCAGGGCAATCCCGCCCTTGGTGTCTCGGATGCCGCCGATCCGCTGGTGACGGTCATGACCCGCAAGCTCGGGCTCATGCGTCGCAAACATGCCCAGACCCGCGAATACATGGAGATGAATGCACTGCGCGGCATCGTGAAGGACGGGGCCGGCACCACGCTTTATGATTACTTCACCGAGTTTGGTCTCGAGAAAATCTCCGTCGACTTTGTGCTGGGCACCGCAGGAACTTCTGTGCAGACCAAAGTGCGCACAGTCCTTCGTTCTATCGAGGACAACCTTCTGGGTGAAACCATGACCTCGGCCCATGCGCTGGTGAGTTCGGAGTTTTTCGACAAGCTCATCAGCCATTCGAAGACCGAAGAAGCCTACAAGTTCTTCTCGGCCACCGGCGGCCAGCCGCTGCGCGAGGACATGCGCCGGTCCTTTCCCTTCGCGGGCATTCTCTTTGAAGAGTACAACGGTTCGGTCACGCTTTCGAACGGCACCACCGAACGTCTCATTCCGGCTGGCGAAGGCATCGCCTTCCCGCTGGGCACCTATGACACCTTCACCACCTACGGCGGACCGGCGAACCTGCTTGAGACCGCCAATACGGTGGGACTGCCGCTTTATGCGCGCCAGCTGATGGACACGAAAGGCCGTTGGATTGATCTCATGACCGAGGCCTCGATTCTGCCGGTGAACAAACGCCCCCGCCTGGCGATCCGTCTTCACAGCTCGAACTAAGACCCCAGTGATGGACGCCTTTGCCACTGCCGTGGATCTGCTGTTCTCAGATCCGAACCTCGCGCGCGATGCCTGGCATCGCGACAGCGAGGGGGTGTTTACCGCCATGCGCATCATTCCGCGCAGCGAAGATATGACCCGCGGCTTTGGCGGGGGGCAGCTCTGGTCGGAAAGCTTGCGCTTTGATGTGCGGGTGAGCGAGTTGCCAAGTCCAAGGCCGGACGAGCAGATCCTCTACGGTGAAGACACCTATCTCATCCAGGGGGAACCCCTCCGCGATCGTGATCGGCTGATTTGGACCATTGAGGCCACACCGGCATGAAGCTCGGGTTTGAGATCGCCCCTGATCTGCTTGCCGAAATGGAACGAGAGATTAAGGCCGGGGAGAGCGCTGTCACCCGCGCTATGCAGGCGGCGGGGCAAGAGCTTAAGGCCGATTGGCGTGCGCAGATCACCCGGGCGGGTTTGGGTGCACGGCTTGCACGTACAATCCGCTCTCAGGCCTATCCCAAGCGTGGGGAAAGTTTGGAGGCAGCCGCGCTTGTTTGGACGAAGGCCCCGCAGATCATCGGCGCCCATGACAGCGGACCGCTTATTCGCTCGAAATCGGGCTTTTGGCTCGCGATCCCCACGGAGGCGGCCGATAAAGGGCGTGGTGGCAAGCGTCTCACGCCTGGCGAATGGGAGCAGCGGCGCGGCCTCAGATTGCGGTTCATCTACCGTAAGCAGGGACCAAGCCTTCTCGTCGCCGAGGGTCGGCTCAACAGCCGCGGCATCGGTGTCGCCTCGCGCTCGAAGACCGGACGCGGGCTCACCAGCGTGCCGGTGTTTTTACTGGTGCCGCAGGTGAGGCTCCGCAAACGGCTTGATCTGGCGCGCGATGCGGCACGGGTGCAGGCGCAGGTGCCGGGGAGGATTATGCGGGAATGGGTGGAGGTGCGGGGGTGATATGGGGCGACAGAAGCCCGATACCAACATAAAGTGACAGTGACGAATCCGGGAGGTACTCCATGGCAAGCCGTAATGTCGTTCTCTCTGAAGCCGAAGCAAAGCTGGTTGATCGTCTTGTTGAAACGAACCGCTACAAGAATGCTTCCGCGGTAATTCTCACTGCACTGCGCTTGCTGGAACGAGAAGAAGCCAGGCTGAGCGATTTGCGCGAACGCTTGAAAACAGGTCTCGAGGAGGCCCGCAGCGGAGATTTGGCTGACGGGAGTGGTCGGGAGGCAATCCGGTCGGCCTTCGTTTTTGCCCGGCTTCAGGCGCGGTATTGATCCTGAACCAATCGTATGCGTGTCTTAAATGCTTATAGCGTCAATCCGTATTCGAGATCTTCATGCTCGAAAGCGGTTTCCATACGCCTGATTTCAGCATTTGGGGCTTGCCGGCTTTTGGCAAACTCTCTCCAGTTACGCACGACTTCAGAGCACTGCCGAATGATCCGGTTACCCTCATCCGGTCGTAGGAAAAACTCTGCCACGTGCTGCAACAATCTCAATGAGGCTGTCGCATCCTCGAAGTCGATCCGGGTTTTGAGAACTCTTGGTGCATCCGGAACAGGGTTCAAATCGTAACACGGGCTCAGTTTCCAACCATGGCGTCCCGTCCAAAGGAATCCGTGGTTGCGCAGATGATCGTCTGTATTGCTGATCAGAATGCTGAACGCCATCCGGCAGAAGAGCTCTGCACGATCGCTCTCGGCATGTGCCCCCTGGCTGGTTATTGCATCGACGATTTCGAGATAACTGCCGTCGTCATCTCCGTCTTCATGCTCGGTGATCGCCATGGCACTGATGAAGGGAATGCGTACCCCGTCTTCCCGATCAAATCGACGGGTCAGAAAAACAGGTCCGTGATCGCTTGGCTCAAGGTCATAGGTGACAGTTGTGATCCCGCACGCCTGGGCCATATCAAGAGCAATGGCCTCCCATCGGGAAATCGAGTAACGATCTGTTTCCTTGGGAAACTTGGCGATCGACAAATGACCATGCTGATCAAAGACCGACGCTTTGGGTCTCGCGCCACCAAGTGAAGAACCGGGGGCAAAGATCAAAAGGAGATCTTCGTCTGTTTCTTCTCCGCGCAAGATCCGCTGGGAGGCCTGAAGCAGATCTCCGAGGGCAACTGTTGTCGGAACACCGCGTCGCTGGGGTGCCTGAAACTCCTCCTCGCCTTCATACCGGAAACGCAAAGCACCAAGACGCGTCTCATCAGAAACGCCCAGAAGATAGTCGGATTCGTGAAAGGCTCGTGCGGCACGACCCTCTGCTTCGGCTGCCCGCCGCTCCCGCCTACGCATCAACTCGCGTCCCCATGTATCAGGGGCACTGTCCCCCAGGGTTCCGAACATCTCCCTGTTGTTTGGCGGAGAGATTACTCCCGGACCCAGTGGCAATGTCGGATCAAACTGAAAGGAATCTGAGCTCTTCAGCCAGTCCGGGTCGTGCTCGTAAGTCACACGTTCCCGTCCTGCCCCGGCGTAGCGTCTGAGCAACCCAACCCGACGGAGGTCTCCGAAGGCATCCAGAAAGACTTCAATGTCACTCACGATCACGCACCCGCTTTGGCAATTGCTCGGAACTCAAGGCTTCTCCTAATGGATCTTCGAAATTCCCAAACCCCTTGAGCAGACCGAGCGCTTGCAGAACGAGCATATAGGCTCCGATACGTACATTCGGATCGCCACGCTCCATTCTATAGAGCGTAGCGCGGGTGGTTCCTGCCCGCTCCGCAACAAGTTCCATGGGCAAACGCCGCCGCAATCGCGCCTCTTTCAAGCGCGTACCAAGTGTTCGCATCTCGCGTTTAACGGCGGGCGTGAGTGAAAGCGTTGGAGCTGGCATTTGTATAACCTGTATTACGTAAACG